TTGATGCGGATTCCGAGTGCTGGGACACGAATTCTGTAACCCCCCAAGAGGCGGAACGCTCCAAAGTTGAGATCGACACCCTGACCGAAGACGCTCGGAGCTTCTGGTCATGACACCCGACGACAAAAAGCGGTTAGCCAAGTGGGTTGCTTACATCAGCGACTTCAGGCGTGTCCGTACACAATTGGGTTTTAAGTTTGTGGGTACGGGAATTTCTGATCTAACTGAGGAGGAACTGCAGGCAGTGCTTGCAATACCCTGTAAATATCGGAGGGCAGCTCGTGCTTCGCGTGCCTAACTTCTACCTTGTACTGATGCGTGTAGCCGCGTGGCTACTGTGGAAAACTCCAGTGGCCAATAAGTCCCAGCCCAAACCGCCCCGGCGTCCCATGCTGGGCTTTACCACTGGCACTACGCCCGACGAGGTGCATTCCATCGTGCGACTGTCCTGGTTCAGGGCTGGCCGCCCGGTGGAAGTGGACGAGTTCCAGATTGAGGAGTGTGCTGAGGCCGATCAGATCTTTCACTACGCCGTGGGGCAAGCCCTGCGGCAAGGTGCTGATGTCTGCGTCCTGACCGCTTACACACCTGACCAGCTTGGCGTCCCTACGGATCGTTAAGTTCTGTAACTGGCACACTTGCCAACTACTTGGTCCTGTGTAACACTACTGTGCAGGAGGCGAGAGCTTCCTGCCTTAATCCTCTACTACATAACATGATTACCCACACTAAACTGGCCAACGAAAATCTCAGCCCCTGGTACTTTGCTGTTCGTTACGCCTCCTTGGTGTTTCAGCAGCGCATCAATGACCTGGAGCAGCTCGGCCTCAACTGCACTTACGACCATCACAGCCTCAAAAATCTCCAGGAACTGGAGCAGTTCCTAAAGATGTCCTGGGACACCTACATGGATAGTTTGGAAATTTCCACCACCCAGGAGGCAGTCAAGTGAATCCCGATGTCCTTGAAATCTATGACGTTACCTTTACTCCTGACAGCGTATGCGTCGTGCAAGCTATTGTCGAAGACGCTGCCATCTCCAGTCCTCAAACCCAAGATGATCCAGAGGAGTACTGTCCTGCCTTGTGCAGAGGCTCCTTCTACTTTTCTGAAGAGGACGTAATCCCAGCTACCGATGAAGGACTCAGACGCCTGTTCGCAGAACGCATTGACAACTGGGAACTGGTGGACACGTCGGATTGGGACGTCTAACGCCAGAGATCTTAGAAACTCTGACGATTATGACGACTGGGAATATGGCACTGAGCCAATCCCATCCGACACAAGCTGGGTCAGACCTACAACCCTTACCCAGCTTTTTCACAAGATCATTGCCAAGCTCGAACTTGCTGATACTGTGGATAGCCAGAAGCTGGCCAGGCTGGTGATCAATGAAATCCTCAGGCTGCCTGCCTCTACTCTCTTAGACCTAAAATCCCAGGATCCAAGTTTCAATGACCCAAACTCCAACTAGCTCTCCATTTTTCAGGTCGTTCTTGCTAGGCAAGACTTTTTCACTAGAAGACATCAAAGATGTTTCTGACGTGGATCTAGAGACTCTGAATATCGAGACACTGGCTGCGCTAAACGATGCGCGGCATGACTATGCCAGTCTTGAAGATCGTCAGTCAAAGGAAGGTGGGCAAATTTTCTACCGTATGAAGGTGGCTAGCTACTTCCAGTCTGCAATCCAAATCGAGAAGGCTGGCCCTTAGCTACTTCTCGTCAACGTACCAACCACTCAACTTTTGACATGATCACTCTGCTTTCTGACCGCGACACCCATCAACTTGCGTCTTATGTGACCGAGATTGAGAGCGCCCTTGAAAACATCGTTCTGATTATCGGTGGTGCTCAAACGGTCCACTTGGATCAACCTACGACAACTAAGTCGGTGTTGGCCCCTGTGGAAAACGCCCCAGTCAAGTCTCAAACTAAGACTCGTAAGTCCAAGCGCCATGCGAGGGCTTCACTGACTGCTACCAAGGTGATGGAGATTAAGCGGCGTCTTGCTGCTGGCGATAAGGCTGGCGCTATCTGTCGTGATTACAAGGTGCATGTCACCACCATCAATGCCATCAAATATGGCAAGACTTGGAATCACGTCCAACTCCAGCAAGCTGGCGCATGATTCTCTGTGATATAGAGATCCGGGCCCTGTGCGAACAGGGCCTTGTGACTCCCTACGATCCAGTACTTGTGAATCCGGCCAGTCTCGATGTGAGACTCGGTTGCGACTTACTGGTTGAGGTGGCTGAGTGGTCTACGATGATTCCCGTTGACATCACGGGTCATACTCAAGCAGAACCTTTCTACTTACAACCGCACGAGTTTGTACTGGCGTGTACGGAGGAAACGTTCTACCTGCCTACAAATATCGCAGGGCAATTTGCGCTTAAGAGTTCCAGGGCAAGATCAGGCATTGAACATTTGATGGCTGGTTATTGTGATCCAGGCTGGAGTGGATCCAAGCTTACGTTGGAGTTACAGAATGCACGTTCTATGCACCCTGTTGCTATTTGGCCTGGGATGCGTATTGGGCAGATTGTATTCCATCGCATGTCACAAACTCCAGCTAAAGATTATTCAGTTACTGGCTCCTACAACAACGACCCAACTGTTACTGCCTCCAAAACATGAACGACATTCAGACAACACTTGACGAACGTGGATCACGCTACGGTGATTTCATGGGTCATGCAGAAATTACGTGTGAGTTAAAAGGTATCATTGCTCAGTATGCAATTACACGTAACAAAAAGCTGGAATTTGATCAGCAGGAAGCCTTAGATATGATTTGCCACAAAATTGGGCGAATCCTTAATGGTGATCCAGACTATGCCGATTCGTGGCATGACATTGCTGGCTATGCACAACTTATTGCTAATCGTTTAAATAGTGATGCAGTGTCCTGAATGTTCCAGTGAGCGAACACGGCTATTAGAAAGTAGACCTACAGCGCGTGGTGTACGACGTAGACGACGTATTTGTGACGACTGTTTACATAGGTGGTCTACATTTACTAAAGATTGTTTAGCTCCTACAGATGCCGTAGTAAGTAAATATAGAAGACACTCACGCGAAGAAGTTATTGCAATTTTGCAATCTACTTTGTCGCAAAGTGCACTAGCTTCTAAGTATAAAACTACTCGACAGACAATATCTAGGATTCAGTTGGGTATTATGTACAAAGAAATACATGCTGATTATTACAAACCGCGCACTGGACCAGTTATGTATTGCATTAACTGCATAAACTGGACCAAAAGGCGGTGCGGTTTGGGTTTTCCTGAGGCTGGTGGGGACTTTGCAACAGAATGTTGCGTCTACAAGCCCAATGCCCATGCTCGTGTAGTACAGTAGTCAAGTTCGCCACACCACAGGCCACACACCATGATCAATGATTTTGCTCAAGCCTCTGCCTTGATTGCGGAGTTCCAGCGCAAACTGGAGGTGATCGTCAAGCGAGATTCCAGTCGTCACATGATGGACGCCCACATGCCAGTCGGCCTTTTGATGCTGCTGGAGGATGAGCTGATGCCTTTGCTCGCTGAGGCCATCAATGAAATTGAATACGACCCAACGCCCCAGTACGCGGAAGAGCCTGGTATCACCATGGCTGAGATGCACAGTGGTGCATGGGCTCAACACCAAGCAATGCACTCCTGATCCATGAAATATCTACAAGGTATTGAGCACATTGGCTCGATGCAGAATGCGACCACAATTGCATTTGACTGTGAAACTACTGGCCTTCAGCCTGTTACTGGAGGTCTACGGCTGCTGCAGTTTGCAGCACTTGATCGGGCACCAGTCATCATTGATTGCTGGGATCTTGAGGACAATGGCTGGGATGCGTTGCTGGAGTTGTTTAACCAGCGGCGTTTTTGGCTGGCGCACAATGCTGTATTTGACATCGGATGGCTGCAGGAGCATGGGATTCACCCTGCTGGTGATATTCGTTGCACCATGCTGGCTAGTCGCATCCTGACTAATGGAATGCCCAACATCAAACACGGTTTGGCTCATGTGGTTAAGCGCTACTTGAAGGTGGACATCTCTAAGGAGCAGCAGCGAAGTAATTGGTCGGGTGATCTAACGCAGGAACAGTTGGACTATGCGGCCTATGACGCTGAGTTATTGATCCAGTTGGATGGACCTATCAATCAGCGTATGGCTGAGGGTAATCTGCATAGAGCCTGGGCACTGGAATGTAATGCGATACGTTCCATGGCACAGTTACAGCGCACTGGTTTACCTTTTAATAGGAAAGATTTAGACAAACTTATTGATGATCTAGATGATGATCACTTTGAAGCGGGAGAAGCTTTCATCGCTAACTTTGATGCTGCTTTACCTGATGAGCACAAGTTACCCAGGGATGCTGAATACAACACTATTCTTTATAAAAAAGAGGATGCTGAACGTGCAGGTACTAAAGAGTTTTTTAACTTAAATAGTCCTGTTCAGTTACTTAAAAAGTTCACGGCTTTGTTAGGTCATCCGCCTGTTGATCAGAAGACTGGTAAACCTAGTTCCAGTAAGTTAGCTCTTCAGGAATACATTGGGAATCATCCAGTTATTGCTGAGTATTTGAAGTGGAAGCGCTTGGAGAAGCGGCGGCAGATGGCTGAAACGTTGTTTAAAAATATTACAGATGACGGTTTTATCAAGGCTAGTTATCTACAGCTTGGGGCTGATACAGGGCGTATGTCGTGTATGTCGCCAAATCTGCAGCAAATACCAAGAGATGTAAGGTTTCGGGCCTGTGTGCAGGCGCCAGAAGGATTCAAACTAGTGGTTGCGGACTACGCGCAGATGGAGTTGAGGCTGGCTGCAGCCGAGGCTAATGATGCGCTCATGATCCAGGCGTTCCAGGAAGAGACGGACTTGCACACACTTACTGCGATGCAGATCTATGGCGTTGATGAGGCGAATGTCACCAAGGACCAGCGACAAATTGCTAAGTCGGCAAACTTTGGTTTGCTGTATGGATCAGGGGCAAAAGGATTGCGTAATTACGCCGCCGCAATGGGAATCCAAATGGATTTGGCTGAGGCGGCAGAGATTAGGGAAAAGTTCCACGCTGCTTACAAGGGGATCAGCAAGTGGCAGCGCGAAAATGCTCGGGCTGCTAATGCGTCTTCGGGCCTTGCCCCTATATACATTCGCCGCTCGGGGTTGCGGCGGTTTCTTCCTGGCGAGAACAACAAACTCACCACGCGTTGCAACACTCCAATCCAGGGTGCTGGCGCGGCAGTTCTCAAACGGACGCTTGGCAAACTGTGGGAACCACTGCACGCAGACGGCGAAGACATTGTGCGGCTAGCTGGCGTGGTGCATGACGAGGTGATCCTGTTGGTGCGTGAGGATCATGCTGAGGCATGGGCTCAGCAACTGGCCGCCATCATGCAGGATGCTGAGGCAGAGTGGTTAGATGACGTTCCACCCCTAGCAGAAGCCAAGATCGGAGATTCATGGGACCAAGCCAAATGAAGTATTACCAGGTATTACTACGTCCCAAGCAGGGGGTAATACATTCCTATACCGTTGAGGCTGAAAGTGCGTACAAGGCTAGGCAACTGGCCTTGGGGCGTTTTCCACAGGACACCATTATCAAAATTATGGAAGTCTCAAGTCGAGACTCATGAGTCCAGCCCGCACGGGAAGGCAGATTATTCTTGACTGGCTATACGAGGAGATTCGGCAGGCTAAAACTGCTGATCTCCACCGTATGGCCGGTTTTTTGGCGTGGGCTAGGCAGGTTAGGAAGGGCTGTGCCAAGACACGCAACACCAGCCGGAAGGCGCAGCTTGGGGCATGGCGGAAAAAGGTGGACCAGGATGTCCGGTGGGGCGGCTAGTGTGGTACATTGTGATATTATGTAGCAGACTAGACAGCAGGTTATGCCGCTTAAGCACGGACAGAAATTTTATTGCCAGCTGCTGTTGGATAGGAATCGCTACGAGCTGGTGGAGCAGTTGGCTGTGCGAGAAGGCAAGCGGGTGACGGCATTTTTGCGAGATATGGTGTATGCGGCACTTGAAAAAGCAGTGCCAGGCTCTGAGTACAGGGCTGCAGAAGCAGCTGATCATGCAGCGTGGGCGGATTCAGTAAAAAGGAGGGTGCAAGGAAGGATGCGTACCAAGCAGCCTGAAGCTGGCTCAAACATCGACTCATGAGACTCATTCGCAGACCTTAATAGTCTGGACTACAGGCTCATGGGCTGTTACCCTATTACAGTACACACGATTTTATTGAACTTATGACCCGGTACATCATTGTTTGCGATGACAAGTACGTTGCTGCTTGCCAGCCGAACACGAGAATCATTAGCCTGACCTATTCCAAAGAAGATGCTGGGTCGTGGCTCACATACGAAAGGGCGGTTGAAGCGGCGAGAATTGTTGCTGACTGGAATGGTGCTCCTGTTGCTATCCATGCTGTTGAAGAACCCAATTACCCCAAAAGCTGGACGTACAATGGCCGTACAAAGTGACAAAACTTAACATTCCCGAGGACGAGTATTTTGAACTGCTGGTTTGGTTGCCTGGAAGGGGGCCATTTAGGGATGTGTTCAAGGGGCGTACGGTGCCAGAGGCTATGGAAGTAGCTAAATTGCGCCATGCGGGTTGTTTGGTGGAGATTCCACCGCTTGCTGCTAAACGTCCCATGCTTACGCGGTCTGAAAACTATGGCCGCCCCACACCAACACGTCGTCGTACTCAACGCAATGTCTGATTTACTGCCTTGGCAAAAAGTGGTGGTCGAAGATGATCGCCAGGAATATCTAGAGTGGCTCTACAAGTTGGATGGGCGGGATAAAAAATCACATCCTTTGCATTCTGTTTATACAGGACTAGCTATTAAATACAAAGGTATCTTTGCTGTTTAAGCAGAGTCGCGGTCCATGCCATAATTGTCAGCCAGGTTACCTGCAGCTTCGCGGATGGCCCAGGCTGACTTGGCACGTTCCATGTGATGGAGCGTATTAAGAAGAAGTGCTGCTTCGAGAAGGGCGTTCCAGTCCTTTTCCTCGTAGCGTTTCTTCAACATGTCGGCTGTACTTCTTTCACTCAGTTTAGCTTCTAGGCTTTGTTCGATGAGATTCATGCTGGTCTGACGCGAAGGAACCAGCCGGACTCTGGCCCATCGATGAGCCAGCGTGGTAGCCAGTTCTTACGAGAATACGCGATTCCAGCGCCTCCTTTGTTACTGACGTAACCACCTGTTAAAAGGTTGGCCTCCCCATTCGGATCGTTAAACACAAAATGGGTTGGGGTGTAGCCGATCACTACGCTCCAGTGGCCCCCACCGCTGGGATGGGCAACGCTGCCGCGATGAAGCCAGCCCACTGGTACTGGATAGCCCATGTTTATCTCACTCTCCAGGTCAGAAGCAGTTCCATCCTGGACAAAGGTGGCGCGGAGGCCCAGCTCTTTTAATGCGGCAACTTGGGCATGAACATCAGTGCTATCGCCATACTTTTTGCGGACAAGGTTGTAGCTATCATCGTTGCCGATCTTGCCCCAGTAGCAGGCTACCATTGCACATCTTGAACTTAAACATTCTCTATAACCAGTGCCGGATTTGTTGTCTAACTGATATTCGTAAGCTACTTTTAATAGATGTTTTTTAGTATCCACTGGCTGGTGTTGATTCATCAATTGGATTAGACGATTAGCATACTCTGGATCTGTAGCATATCCGTCTTTTTGTAACCATTGCGCTGCTTCTGCACGAGTTTGAGCGTTGTTGCATCCTTTCCAGGTTTTGTAGTCTTTGTACCAGCGCGTTACGAGATAGCAAACTGCGGTTTGGATGTCGGGAAAATCTAGAAAGCTGTCACGGATTGTGATCCAGTTGCCGTTTACAAATTCTTGCGTGGTGGTAAGAGATCCATCACCCTTGAGGCCGAAGAAGTTGTTGCGGCCTGAGACAATTTTGCCGCTGGATGATTCGAGGGTCCATTGGGCAGCTACAAGTTCGGGAAACTTGGCGCCTGCAATTCGAGCGGCAATCACAATGCCGTTCCAGTCGTTGCGAATTTCAGTTTGCTTTTTGGACTGGCTCCAGGTTTTGAACCACTCTTGGTTGCGACCAAGGATGTTGGGATTGGCTTTGTTGATGGCCTCCTCTAATTCGGTTACAGCAGCCATCTGGTGGGGAAGGCTGCGGTAAAACCGCATGAGATCCAGCAGTCTGATTGCGTTGGGGTTATTCACGAGACCAGGGTGCGTGGATGGACATTGGGCCTCCTAGATCGAGGGATGCACCCGTTTGTTGTTCGTGATCTACAGGCTCGTTGACAATAATGGGTTGTGGTGCTTCTGGTTGTGTTGCGAGCCATTCCCTCTCAGCCAAGGTGATCTTGGCCGGAAGGAGGGTTTCAAACTGCTCTTGTCGTATGGCACGACGAATTGCAGCTACTCCTATGTGGCTCAGCGCTTTTTTGGCCTAAGGAGTTCGAGGATTTGCAGCACCAGTTGGATGATGCTGTTTGCTTTGAGCTTGGGGTTCATGCCGATCAGCTCGGAGATCGCAGCAACGACAATCCAGAAAGCGGCGTTATGGAAGATGTCCACGGGTATGAGGTCAACTTGTGTAAGTCTACAACTCGTATTGGGCTTGTCCAGCAGCACCATGTTTTTTAGGCTACCGTCGGGGTAGCTTCGACCTCGCGTGGATTACATTGACGAGGAACTAGGTTTTGTAAGTAAACGCCAGGCAAAGGCTAAATTTCGAGATCAAATATTGAAGGGCTGGGACTACAAATGCGCATATTGTCGAGAACATTTAGGTAAGTCTGGAACGCTCGATCACGTGCGTCCAAAATCCAAGGGCGGAGAAACTTCAACATCTAACTTGGTTGCTG